GCTCCGTTGAGATAAAAATGAAATGATGTGCCCGCTTGAGTTAGAGCAGCGGTATATTGCTCATTGATATTTATTACTGTATCGCCAGTATTATTGCCTCCGGTTATGTATGTTGCGAGTTTGAATGTTCCTCCACTTATATCATGAATATAAAAAATACTTCTGCCTGTGCCTGTTCCATCCGCCATCGATACAAAGGTTGAATTATTTGCTTGTGAATATGGATTCCTGGTATCTTGTATGAATTTAACAAATATTGTCCAATCATCGTCTTGACCGATGAAATTTGGAATTGTCACATGTTCATTTGATCCCGGAATATCCCAACCATCTCGGCCCCATGGTACATCTGATATAATACCGTGATTCTGATTACCAGTTGAATCGTAGACTATGTTTCCGCCGCCTTCGTTTAGTAGATAGGACATTACCAAGCCTTGTGATAGTGGGTGATTCTGTTTTAGCTTCATCTGAATCCACTCCCATTACTGAATCTATTACTTCTTGAACCAAATCCTAGTTTTTGTCTATTTATACTTCTCTGGGTCGTATATTTTGTGTGTATAATATCACTGATAAGGGACAGGAATAGAACTATATCATCATTATTCGGTGGGGTGAATAGGCGTTGTTCAGTTTGGAGGGTTATCGTGCCGGTGTGTTCTAAAATGCTATCGATAGGATTGAACCACTCTATAAGATAATCCCCGGCAATAACATTGACATTAAATGATCCACTTAATTTTTGATAGATAATATAATCATTACCCGGGTTGGCAAGACAATATCCTGTAGAGGATAATTCGCTATGGGGTATCGTTTGAGAGAGATCTACCCGGTCAGCATATGAACGTGTATCACCTAAATATCTTCGTGCTGCTGGCAAGGCATGTATGTGTGCAATATCCCAAGGAGATAAAGGGTCGTCCATTAGTACCGGATAATATCCACTGGTCAAACACATCCAAGCCCATTGACGATAATCTTTCTCCTTATCTCCATTTGGTGATGGGTTCTGCACGTTTAGAGATCCCATGTGATCTGTATCAAGAAAGATGATTCTGCCAGTGTTGTTTGCTGGTGTGTCATATGCGTAATTAATGCCGCCATAGGTATTTGGTGCGATCCAGTCAGCAGAACTGTCAAAAACCGAATTATCTGTATCATTCCAGTCAGAACTTAATCCGACTGGGCGCTGTTCAGTATCATACGCCCGAATAAAGTTTATAAAATAATGCTGAAATGGGACTGAATCAGGATAATTTATTTCATTACCAACTTCCCAGATAACATTATCAAGATCACCGATTGTATCGACAACCTTCTTAACGAAATTCTCATGAATTGTTAATATCTCAAGTCTTTCAGGATAACTCGGGTCGATTAACATGTCTAAGTTGTAGATATCTGCACCCTTTCCGTCGGAATTAAAATCGCCATCAAGGCCATTGATATTATTGTCAACATTAAATATATGGGATCTCCACTCAAAACCACTGCCTCTTGCCGTGTCGTAGAACATCATCATGGAGACATAAATACCGTTGTCTCTGAACTTAATCACACTATTTCTAAGGTTCGTGAAGTACGTCTCATTGAATGCGTATAAATCAAATTTGAGTCCACCATCCCATGCTGTACCGGGACCAGTACGCTGATACATCATTAAATTTACGGATATTGGAGTCTCTACCGGCCAGGGTATTGTTGTGCTCTTACACACCCATCCCCTAGTGAAATTATGATTGTTATCGTTTAGCAGTGCTATGAACCCATCTACATCAATATAATCTCGCCCTACTTTCTGCCAGTCCTGAAAAATCCCCCAGGTATGTGCACCAGTAAGATAGACGATTTCGCCCGTCCCCTCTCTGAAGTATCTGGTATTTTCTATATTTAGATTTAGTGGGCCCATGTATATACCATTCTATACGAATTCTTCACTATATAAATTATACTTCACAGTATTTCCGGTTGCTGCCAGTCCCGCACCGGTCTGGTTCTCAACTAATATCTTACCTTGGTCGGGAGTAGTAAGAATGTGTCTTGCAAATGCACGATGCGCTGCATTAGACGCTATAATCGGGATTATCGCATCTGGTGGACGTGCAGGATCTACACTATCTCCCCCGTCTTCGAAGTTTGTCCCGTCCGTTCTACTAAGCATCCATAGGTATATTGCTGGATTCACAGCCGATGATAAATCAACTGATGCAAGATTTACCTCAATATCTAGGTACAGCTTTCGGTCTGCTCCCGCTGTTGCGAAGTCGATTGCTGCACCGAGTTTATTTTCATTGTTGCCCAATGCGTTTAACTCAGTCGTTAAATAACTTACAATTGAATCGTATGCTGTCCATCTGTTTTCTGCCATATTTTTATCTCCTTAAGAATTACCTTGATATGGAATCAGTATGGTAACTATCCGGTATGTTCCAGGTATCAAATCTTCATTAATGTAGATATTCCTTCTGATAGTATATATGCCATCGGCGTCTTGGGTGCCAAAAACAGCCGCTTCTGGCAAACCATTCTCATTTATATCTGGTGGCGTAACTAGCGCACCACTGCCTGACTCTACACTATAATCAACTCGCATCCCTGCCAGGTCTACCAGCACCACATCATTGAAAAATATCTCTGTTTGAATCTCACAGGTAGTACTATACTCCTTATGGCTGGTGATGTTGATATAATCATACAGTTGGGTATCACCATATGTAATATCCCTGGGATCATAATTCACTTCATATGACATCCACGGGGCTACTTCGACTGTTCTTTCATCTCTGAAATACTCTGTCAATATCGCTGCTGATGCAATCGATACCACGATCAATGCAATTACAGTTAGTCCAACCATCAATTTATTCATTATTATTCCTTCTGTTCTCTTGACTGGAAATAATCCTTAGACACCATTACGGCAATTGCCGCCAATGCCTCTGTGTTTCCTGTGGTGATGCAAACATAAATGAATGCACCTACAATACTCGCTGCCAATACTGCTCTTACACTTCCTGCTGGAAGCCATAATGGATTTTCTGATAGTATGCTCATAAGTTTACCTTAACCAATTAATAGGGTTTTTAAGATTTAATGATTTCCATTGTCCCCACTTCATCGAAAGCAGGGATGGACTCACCGGTCATTTTTGCCGCTCCATATACTTCTTGATCCATTCGACAGCCTCAGATATTGCCGCAATGTTCGTGTTCATAGATGCTATGTTTCGATTCGACTCATCCATTTTCTCAAAAAGCAAGTCGACTTTTTCATTTGTGTCACCGATTTTTTCATTTAAATTGGTATTTTGTGAATCAATCCGATTATCAATTCTGAAATGTTCCCGTATATCCCAGCGGCAGTAAACTCCCCACCCGGCGAACAAAAACACGAATATCACAGCAGATATCACACTTATACCCTCAAATTCTACTGGTACGAAATCAGGAAACATTTTATGATCTTCCTCCAATCCAATATTGTCGCATATATATACTATTATAAGAATATATATGTATGTCCACCTGTCACATACCTATCAACTTACAGTATCCTCGAATCGTACCAATCCCCTCTTGATTAGCAACTTTTCCTTGTACTGCCAGCCCTATTGCTATTCGTTTGCCGTTAGGATTCAAAACCTTCACTGGGATTTTTAGCGGGATGTGCATAGCTGCATCTGCCACGCTTACACTCAGTCTGCCTCTTGTAACAACATCGCCGGTATCTTCATCTTCCTGTGATTTGAACAGCCGCCATTTCACGCCGCCGTTTGTTGAACAACCCAGGATTATATCAGTGACTATGGCTTGATATCCTGTCTCAACATAGAATATAGCACGCTGGAAAAACGCAGTGTACTGGTCTATTTGAGCGTATAGTGTCACGGCATCAGTAGATTTGAGTGTGACTGTTCCCGCTGCAGGATTGCCTTTAACCGCATATGCCTTATGAATGCGGTATATGTCTGTAGCAACAGTATTAACCGGTGTAACGCCGTCCATTTCTACGACTTCTGTTTTATACTCCCATGGGGACTCAGTGAAATATTCGATTTTTAGTTTTTGGATGCCAGATCCCAAAAGCGTATCGTCTGCGCTGGTTGATACGGCTTCCATCTGTACGCCGGATGATGGCTGGACGGCTACACAGTTTGAGAGGATGACAAACGGTCCGGCACCAATGGCATTATTGGAACCGACGCATACATCTGTCAGATGTATATCGCCTTCATAAACTGATGTGGTGTGCTCTTCAACAAAAACGGGATTATCTACACTACCGCCCAAGATTTTACCGTCGTTGTCTACGGTCTGTACCCGGCCCGCTTTCGTTGCTTCTTCTGTCATAATTATTCATATATTACTGTCAAGAGTACAGTATCGCTACCTACTTGTGATTGTGCACACCCTTTCCAAGTAGTTATTGTTAATGTTTTGATCCATGTTTCTGCGGTACCGTCTTCCATTTCTGTTATTTTGAATCTTTTTGAATCTATAGAGTATACCATTTATATCACCGTATGAAAATAAAAATTGGTGGGAATTACGCCCACCTAATTGCCCTCGGTCACTTGGATTTTATCTACTGTCAATGTCGGCTGAGTTATACCGGAGGCTTTTACCACAGCAAACATCGGCTGTAATCCATCCGTATAGTTTGACATATCAAACGTGGTACTTGCCGCAACCCGTGTCCATGCCAGCCCATCGGATCCCGTATAAAACCTGACATCAGAACTGTCGGTTATGTCAATTTTTAACCAGGTATATGTAGCTGCGACCATAGTTACGCCAGTGGCTACGTCGTCGTTATCGTTTGTCCCGTCGTCTGTCTCGACTACCAGTGCCATACTGGCAACCAGCCTAAACCAGGCATGTGCGACATTACTATCCAATGTATCATTCCAGGCTGCACCAAGACCAACCACAACGCCTTCGTTTGTGGTTATGGCTGTGGTCTTGATTTTAGCGATCATAATTGGGCCGTTGTCAATATCGAATTCCAATACGTCATTGAAATCGTATCCGCAGACTTCGGCTTCATCGTCAGCCGCCAGGGTAATGAAGATTACATGGCTGCCGTCTACTGGGACATGAGTGGGGGTACCTGCTGAACTTGTATCATTGATTGCCCATTCGTCCTTTATGTCTTTGCCATGAAAATCATCATAGAATCCATCTGCCTGACGTTGCATCATGTCAAGAACATCTTTCAAGGTTGTATGGCTTCTGTCAACATTGCCTATAAGTGGGCAGGGGGCTTTATCCCCTACCTGCGTATCACTGAGTGTTACTCCACCTGCATCTGCCACTAAAATCACCTCAGCTTACAGCCTTTGTTACAGCTATTCCATGGCATTTGCCTACATCTGCACCGTCAAGGATAATGCTGTTCAAGACATAGAAATCGGCATCATCAGCATGGATCGCCGCAGTTGTACCCATTGCTGCACGCCGGACGGTCATCACAGTAGCGGTATACGATGCCACTTCCATGATCTCTGTGCCCATCTTGATATAGAACGCTGTCCCGGTTGCAGGCCATTGAGCCACAGTCGCACCGTCAAAGGTGATGGTCGTATCGGCTGCCAGAACTGTAGCGGCATCATTGACCTTTCCTGTAGCATACCTGCTGGTTTCAGAAACGCCAGCTTCGGTAATAAACCATGCGAACAATGCAGGGAAATCAAGTTCAATCCAGTCATCGGTAGTGATTTTATTCACTTCGAGGAGATAGACGTCTGCGTTCCCATTAACAACACTCAGGATACTTGTAGGGGTTATTTGTGCTGCTGCCATTTATATCACCTCATGCACACTCATACAACTGCCCCATCCCTTCAGGGAACTTGTTCACAAGCGTCATGTACACCTTCAGGAAGAACTTGTTACTATCCGTGGTTATCGCTAACCTCTGGAAAGTGATATCCTGCAACATCCTCTGCTCCATGAAATTGGTATTGATGCAGAGCAACTTTCTTGCTGCCGCAGTTGTAGGCATGAACTGACTCACGATTAATGGCAATTTGCCAACAACGGTATTAATTGACAATGCCTGCAGGCCCCATGCAACTTTTGTATATGGGTTGCTGTACCGGATGTTGTTCGTGATCTGGTTTTTCAGATTAGAAGCCGTGTACGGGTCTGTAATCAGCAGATTGGGCGCACCCTTATCCACGAAACAGTCATTGACCAATTCGTCAACATCTTCCAAAGTCGGTGTGGCACCGCTCATGTTGGTCTTGTTTGCTGTCAATAGCTGTATCAGGCCGTCGGGCTCGTACTGGTTGGAGCTGTTATTCCCGTTGATCAGTGCATTTTCAATTGTTTCGTTGAGTTCCTGGGTTTTGGTGATTACCTGCCTCCGCATTTTACTCTCGAAATGTGCACCGCCGATCTCTGCAACACCAGTCACCCTGCCAGTGACACGGCAATACCTGATAGCTGAACTTGCCAGTTCTTCGGTATCATCCGCTTCGGTAAGTGTCGGGTCCTCTGGTCCCCATGCTGCCGAACCTCTTGCAGTCAGCCTGAAATAGTTGGCAGTCAGGCCAGCGTT